TATCTGAGACATTTTTTAAACAGCTTGAGACGTACGATGGCACCGACATGGGCCGACAGGAGATCTATGGTGAGATCTTAGATCCAGAGTCAACCGGCATTATCAAACGTAAACATTTTAAAATGTGGCCAGCTAACAAACCAACACCTACATTGGAGTACGTACTTGCATCCTATGACCCAGCGACCAGCGAAAAAACTGTCAATGACCCAACAGCCTGTGAGGTGTGGGGTGTGTTTGAAGAAACAGATGGTGGTATGTGTGCCATGCTACTCGATGCCTGGGATGAGCACCTTTCATATCCAGAGCTGCGTAGAAAAGTTATCAATGATTTTAAAGAAGTTGTCTACGGAGCAGATAACGAGTTTGGTAAGGGCCGTAAGGCGGATCTAATCCTCATGGAAGATAAATCCGCTGGCATCTCATTAATTCAAGAGCTTAGAGGGTCTGGGATCCCGGTACAAGGATACAACCCGGGCCGCGCCGACAAAATACAGCGTCTTAACATTGTCGCTCCTTTGATATCTAAAGGTAAAATATATTTACCAGAAGACCCCAATAAAAAAGGCGAGTTTGCTGAGTGGGCCAAAAGATTCTTGCGCCAGGTGTGTTCTTTTCCCGAGGCACAGGGCCACGATGACTATGTAGACGCGTTATCCCAGGCGTTACGTAATTTGCGAGATCAGGGCTGGCTACAGCTAGATCCACTGCCGGCACGTGATTATGACTACTCTGACGACATTGCAAGGAAGAAATATGCTAATCCTTACGCACAATAGGGCGGTTTAAGGACAATTAGCGTATTAGTTAAATTAAGGGCATCTTCGTGCCCACCCCATTTCAAATTGCTGATATTTCAGCAAAACATAAAAAAATCTATGGCAAATCCACAAATTCCGATTCAAACTGGCGGCAACTTGCCCGGTCTTGACCGCGAGGAAGACATTCAAGAAGCAACTCAGCAAGAAGCTGATATGCAGGCCTATGAAGCAGAATTAGGCTTAGACCCGTCCGAAGTTGAACAGGAAGTTATTGAGTTAGAGGATGGATCTGTAGTTGTAAACTTTATTGACAAGGCAAGTCCTTTAAAAAATCCAGAGTTTTATGCTAACTTAGCAGAAGAATTTGACGAAGGTGAACTTGACTCCCTAGCAACTGAATATCTGGATTATATTGATGTTGACAAAGAGGCGCGGTCTCAAAGAGATAAGCAGTACGAGGAGGGTTTACGCCGCACTGGTCTTGGTAAGGACGCTCCTGGTGGGGCTACTTTCGATGGTGCTTCTAAGGTCGTGCACCCCGTCATGGCAGAAGCCTGCGTCGACTTTGCGGCCTCCTCTTGTAAAGAATTACTCCCCTCCGACGGGATCGTCAAATCAAACATCAAAGGCGAAGACGGAAAAGCAAAACAAGAAGTAGCAGAGCGCAAGGTTAACTTCCTTAATTGGCAGTTAACAGAACAAATTGCGGAGTACCGCGATGAAATGGAGCAGCTGCTTACTCAATTACCACTGGGTGGATCACAGTTTCTTAAATGGCGTTTTGATGAAGAACAGGCGCGCCCAACGTGCGAGTGGGTACCAATTGACAACATCATTCTTCCTTACTCTACAACAAACTTTTACACCTCACAGCGTGTAACAGAACAACAAGACATTACAGAAGACACATACCAACAGCGCGTTGATGCTGGTATTTATCGTGACCTTGATAACTTTGATTATACTTCTGATGCACCACTAACAGACCAAACTCAATCTGAAAAAGCAAACGCCAAGATTGAAGGCAAATCCGAACCGTCTAAAAACATTGATGGATTACGTCGTGTTTATGAAATTACTTGTTTCATGCGTTTAGAAGATGATCCTGAGACAAACGGAAAACGCGCACCTTACATTTTAACAATTGATGAGTCAAGCAGCAAAGTCTTGGCATTACGTCGCAACTGGGAGTGTAACGATGAAAAACTTGAAAAACTGGACTGGTACGTTGAATTTAAATTTATTCCTTGGCGCGGCGCTTATGCTATTGGTTTGCCTCATCTCATTGGCGGTCTTAGCGCCGCTCTCACTGGTGCTCTTCGTGCTCTCCTTGATGCAGCGCATATTAATAATTCCCAAACGTTACTTAAACTCAAAACTGGACGCGTATCTGGACAAAGTGATAGAATAGAACCAACTCAAGTTGTTGAGGTCGAGGCTGGTCCAGGAGTTGAAGATATTAGAAAGATTGCAATGGCTATGCCATTCAATCCGCCATCAAGTGTATTGTTTGATTTATTGGGTTGGCTAACTGCTGCTGCTAAGGGCGTTGTCACTACTTCTGAAGAGAAGATTGCCGATGCTAACAGCCAAATGCCGGTTGGTACAACTCAGGCTTTAATTGAGCAGGGCGCTAAGGTATACTCATCTATTCATGCCAGACTGCATCGCAGCCAGGCCATGTCACTTAAAATTATCTCACGACTAAATCATTGGTATTTAGGTGAGATGGACAACCAGTCCGGCACAGAGATTGAAGTACGCGACTTTGCATATAACAACGATGTCCGTCCTGTATCTGATCCCAACATATTTTCTGAAACACAACGACTGGCACAAAACCAAGCGTTAATTCAGATGGCAACTTCTGCTCCCCCGGGTATGTTTGATTTACGTGCAGTATACAAGCGCGTACTTAAACAACTTAAAGTACCGGATGCAGAAGAAGTATTGCCAAACCCATTAGGCGCCAACGAATCCAATCCGGCTTTAGAGAACGTCTCTATGACGATGGGACGACCCGCTGCCGCCTACCCCGACCAAGATCATATTGCCCATATTAAGATTCATTTAGAATATGCAAATAACCCGGCCTATGGTGGTAACCCTGTTATTGGACCGGCCTTTGCTCCGCATGCCTTAGAACATATTAAGCAACACTTAACGCTGCATTATTTGCAGGCTATGCGTGCGTATGTCGCCAAAGCATCGGGTGGTCAGGATGTTCTTAAGTTACATGAAGAAAAACCGCTGGACCAAAAGGCCCAGCAGGCACTTGCACTGGCATCACAATTAGTAGACCAGGACTCCAAGCAAGAAATGGGACCATACATACAACAGATTCAGGCCCTGGCACAAAAAGTACAACAAGCCAAAGAGGCAGCACAACAATCCGCAGCTATGGGAGATCCAACAGCCGCAGCAATTGTCAAGACTCAGATGGCCGAGACCCAGCGCAAAACGCAAGAGGCTCAGCTCAAAATGCAAGGCGAACTACAAAAATCACAGCAAGACTACCAGATCAAGGTGGCCCAGCTGCAGCAACAAGTTGCCGAGTTGCAGGCAAAATACACAACCCAGACCAATATTGACAACCAGCGAAATGCTACCGATATTGCCATGGCAAACATCAACAACGCAGCAAAAGAACGTGTGGCGATGATTACCGCTGGTATACAGATGGATAAGCAACAGGCTATGTTAGAACACGAACAGGCACTATCGGCAATGGACGCCATCCAGGCATCAGACGCTGAAATCCGTAAGCACGGCCTGGCAATTGAACAACAGGCATTTGAGTCGCAAGCCGCGCAGGTAGCAGAACAGGCCGCGCATCAAAAAGAAGCCGCACTGGCCCAGCAGCAGCATGAACAGCAAATGATGCAGCAAAATACTCAGGCTCAAAACCAAGCGTTACAGACTGGTTTAGATCATGCGACAACCCTAGAACAAAACGATCAAACGCATCAACAGGCATTAGAACAAGTAGCAGCACAACCAAAACCAACCCCATCAACAGGAGTATAATATGGCCGATAATAATTTAAAAGGCTTTCGTCAGACGTACCAAGAAACCGGTAAAGTATCCAGCGGCGGTGGCCCTGGTGAAAAAAACCTAGACAAAGGCGCATCAGGCAGCAAGCGCGCAAATAATGCAGTAAAAGGAAAACCAGCCCGTTCAAGCAAAGTTGGACCAGATAAAAACCTCAAAGATATCGGCGGCGGTAATTTTTATTGATATTTGGGGCGGATTTATTCCGTTCCACGTATTAGTGAAAATAGGAAGTGAATAGAGCCTGCAGCTCCAGTTATTAAAGCAATGGCTGTAGCAATGGAAAAACAATGAAAGACATTATTAGTGAGATCATCGGTCGTGTAAAGGCTGAGATAAAAGATCAAGCGGAAGCTGTCACCGCGGGAACTAACATCAACTCGTTTGATGATTATAAGCAGATTGTTGGCGTTATTCAAGGATTGCAGTTAACCTTAGATATCGTTAACGAAATTTTGACAGAGGATGACGAAAATAACTCGTAAGAGTTTAGAAAGGTTGCCGTAAGGTGATTGATTTTAACCAAAAAGAAAATGAACCTGATTTACGTTCGGAGCAGGAATGCTTTCCTGATGTAGACCCAGGCGTTGAAATTCTTGGAGACCGAGTACTGGTGCAGTTACGCCGGGAAAAGACGACAAGTAAAGGCGGTATCATCTTAGTTGATGAAACCAAACAAACGTTGCGTTTTAACGAAACCGTAGCTAAAGTAATCAGCATTGGTCCCCTGGCGTATAAAAGCCCGGATGACCTAACCCCTTGGCCAGAAGGCCCTTGGTGTAGTGTTGGTGACTTGGTGCGTACAATTAAGTACGGCGGCGATCGTTTTGTTGTGCAGCCAAATGATGATGGTGCCCCGGTAGTATTTATTACACTACAGGCGCGTGAAATAATTTCAAAAATTAAATCATTTGAAGCGGCTCAAAAAATGAAGGCGTTTGTAGATTAACTTTTGAAAGAAAAGTATGACAGAAAAAGAAAAAGATGTTCCTATCAAGGAACAAGATGATGGCTCAGTTTTAGCCAAAGTTGAAGTCCCAGAAGGCTTTGACGAAGAAGAGGGCGTAGAAGTCGAGCTCAAAGAAGGCGGCAAAGTAGAAGCAAGCGAAGACTCTGAAGAAGAGCAAGCAAGTGACGACGAAGCAGCCGACGAGGGCGAAGATGATGACGAGCGTGAAAAGATTCGAGAAGCCAGACGTGAAGAGCGTAGGCTAAAAAAAGAACTTCAAAAACAACGCGAGGCCTCAGCAAAACACAAGATTAGCGCATTAGAGCGCCGTAATGAAGAATTAGCAAAACGTTTGGCTGCAGTAGAAAATACAGCGGCATCTTACCAGTTTGCACAGCTTGAAAAGGCCCTAGAGGACGAAGCAACCCGTGTAGAGTACGCTAAGATGAAGATGGTCCAAGCGGCTCAAGCTGGTGATGTAAATGCTCAGATGGAGTACCTAGAGCAACTAACAGACGCCAAGCAACGTTTGCAACAAGTTCAGCATTACAAAAAAGAACAACTCGAGGCTGCTAAGACACCAAAGCAAAATGTTCCCAATCCAACCACAACGGAAGTGCAACAAAATGCAACTAAGTGGTTAAAAAAGAACTCTTGGTTTGACCCACAGGCCCGAGATACAGATAGTAGAATTGCCAAAGTAATTGACCAAGAACTCGCAGCCGATGGCTGGGATCCAAGTGATCCTGAATATTGGGAAGAGTTAGACAGTCGTTTATCAAGTCGTTTACCACACCGCTACACATCTAAAGGTGGTAGCACCAAGCGAGCAAACCCAACCGCTTCTAGCAGGGTTTCAAACGCAGGGGCATCAAAGTCGTCAGGAACTATTACGCTATCACCACAACGTGTTAGTGCAATTAAAGACGCTGGCGCATGGGACGACGTAGAAAAACGAAACAAAATGATCCGTGCTTATGCACAGTATGATCGTGAAAATAAAGGTTAATTAAAATGGCAAATACAAGAAT